CTGTAGATGGCTATGAAAAATGTATTATACTTTTAGATGCCATGAAGGGTAGGTATGACTTTCCAGATCTCAAGAATGTAGCGATAGAGCAATACCAATACTGGGAACCGGAAACTGTAATCATTGAAGCTAAAGCTTCAGGTCAACCATTAATACACGAACTAAGAAGAGCAGGCATACCCGTAGTCGATTTTGTGCCTGCGAGAGGCAGAGACAAGCATACACGAATAAATAGCTGTGCGCCTGTATTTGAGTCTGGAATGGTATATGCACCACTAGATGAGCATTTTGCTCAAGAGGTCATTGAGGAATGTGCTGCATTTCCTAATGGTCAATATGATGACTATGTAGACAGCATGACCCAAGCTGTGTTAAGATATAGGCAAGGTGGATTTGTTTCTACGTATTCAGATAATTGGGACGACCCACCAATAAAATTAGAAAAGGAATATAAATATTATTAGGAGTAATTATGCCAGAAGGAATTTATTCAGATAGCAAAAAAGCTAAATATCAAAATAAAAAAAATAAGGACAAAGTTGGTATGCTTTCTGGCGGCCAAGCAAAATTAGACAAGAATAAAAATAACAAAATCGATGCAGAAGATTTTGCATTACTTAGAAAAGAAAAAAAATCAAAAGACCCTAAAGTCATGAAAGCAAAAAGAGGTATGCTTACTGATGATTTTGTAAAAAGACGAAAAAAATTAATGGGCATAAGAGCTGTGGGGCCAGCGGCCGGTATGATGGGATCTGGAGTAGCTAGTCAAGCGCAGGTTAAACAAGGCACAAAAAGATTAGGCGGTAAAGGTAGAGTAGGCACAGCTGCAGCTTTGGGAGCTGTTGGTGTTGGTGTCATTGCAAAGGAAATTAAAAAAAGAATGGACAAAAGAAAAGCGAAAAAAAGAGATGCTGCCAAAGTTAAAAAAATGGGTGGTGGCATGATGAAGAAATATTCAAAAGGCACTGACTATCAAGGTGTAATTCGTGCTGCAGCTCGTGATAAAGCAAAAGTAGGTGAAGGTAAAAAATTTAGAGCTAATACTTTTGAAGACAAAGGAAGATTGATTCCAGACACACCTAGAAATCGAAAAAGATATAATAGAATGGGTGGTGGCATGATGCAACGACCTATGGGTATGGCTAAAAAAGGTAAAATGATCAAAGCCCGTGGTGGCGGAATGGCGAAAACAAAACCTACATCAATGTACTAGGAGGGACTATGTCCCTAAAGGGTTTACTACAAATAGGGAAGGAAATACTAAAGGCTAAAAAGCCTTCAGCAACACCGACCACCGGACAACAGACAAAGCAAATTACATACACTCCTCAAGCTCAAAAAGAGACTGGATTAGAATTAGCTGTCCGTGATATTAAAACACCAGGTATTAAAAGAAATGTCACTAAAGATTTACAAATGGGAGAGAAGACAGCTCCTGCATTTGGCTCATCTACATACGATTGGATCATGAGAAAGGGTGCTGGCAAATACACAGCTGACGAATGGACAGATTGGTTGACAAGCACAAGAACAGTAAAAACAAAAATGTTTGGTAAACCTGTCACTGAAAAAATTAGAGATCAAAAAAAATTTACGTATGATAAAGGACCCTTTGCAGGAAAAGAAGTTTCTATTTCTAAAGAAGAATTATTTGATTCTAATTTAGCGATATTTAATGATGCCGGAGATTTAACAGGAGGTTTATTGTACGCTGCAAAAAAATTTGGTCTTAAACTTGATGCCAATGAGTTAGGAGCCATGATAAAATTAAATCCTGTAAATAGATTAAGACCTATTGAATTAGGGGTACCAAAAGGAGCTAAAGAAAATTTTGATAGAGTTTTACAAACATCTGCTGATCAATTAAATACCATTAAAAAAAATTATGCTACATCCACAGTACCAGGATCAGTTAACATAGTAGAGGGTATAGATGATGTAATTTACAAACTTGGAGGACTTAAAATAGATAATAGTAGAAGTGCTATATTAAATTTAAGGGATAGTATAAAAGATGTTAGAAATATTCCAAGAATGCGACCAGAAGATGTAAAAACAATGAATAAGGTTTTAGGAGAAATAGATAATTCAGCAGCTCCATTACGTTCAAATAAAACTGTTTATCAAACTGAATCAAATTATACTTTACAAGGTGGAAGAGATTACAAAGAAACAATCATGGTTTTAGATGATGCAGTGCCAACAAATACAGATCCTTTTAATAAAGGAGGGCATTTTAGTGATGCTCTTTCTGGAGAAAAAATTAACAATATTTATCACGTAAGATTTGATACTCGATTTACTCCTGAGGGTAAAAAAGTTTTTATGATTAATGAAATACAATCTGATGTTAACCAAACTATAGCTAAAAATTTATCTGGAGCTGCAAGATATGATCCTAAAAAAAGATTTAATCCCTTTCAAGCGGATGTAGAAATTAAATTATTAGTGAGCGAAAGGGCAAAACTAATTGAAAATTTAAACAAAGCAATTAACACACAAGATTCTAATCGTGTAAATTTTATAAGTAAAAATTTAAGAGACATAGATGACAAATTAAAAAACATAAGCCGAACCTCAGGTGAAAACTACTATCCATTACTTGAGTCTGATGCATACGGAGATCACGCATTGAAATATTTAGTACAAAAAGCAGCTAGAGAAAATGTTGATTATGTTGCCGTTGCCCCTTTTGACAAATTAAGTTTTCGTCAAGGATATAAAGCAGGTAACGAAAGATTTTATGGTTATGCATCTGGAAAAGGAATAGGTAAAAAGGGTAAAGCTGTGATGCCAGAGCTTATGAAAAAATTAGCAAGATTATATAACTCAAAAGCTGGTCCTACAAAAATATCATTATCAGATCCCAAACTACCATATAAAAATGTTAGAACAGATACATTTAAATATCCAGAAAAAGTGCTGGGAGGTAAACAAATTAAAAGCGATTATCATAGTGAAGCATTCGAAGAGCCACTTAAAAACTTAAAATTAATTCCAGAAAATGATCCAAGGTTGTATTTTGATGCTTTTGCTATTAAGGTAGAGCCAATTATGAGAAGCACACAAAAAACTTATAAAGCTCTCGGTGGTCTTGTGGTAGATATATTTAAGGAGAGAAGGTATAATTAATTATGGCTGTAGAAAAGAATGATGAAATTATTGAAGAAGAAGCTCAGGTTGAAATAGATGAGCAACCTGAGGGTTTACCTGTAGATGTTACAATAGAGGGTGAAGAGGTAAGAGAAGAAAAACCCGAAGATGATTTCAACGCAAATTTAGCTGAAAATTTAGATGAGAGGACATTGAGAGAGATGTCTTCAGAATTAATTGAAGAATACAAAAAAGATAAAGTTTCAAGAAAAGATTGGGAAGATGCTTATATAAAAGGTTTAGATTTACTTGGCACAAAATATGTAAACGTTACTAGACCTTTTAAAGGTGCATCTAACGTGACACATCCAATGTTATCTGAGGCTACTACACAATTCCAAGCACAAGCTTATAAAGAACTTGTGCCATCTGATGGACCAGTAAGAACACAAACAGTTGGTCTTAGAACTCCTGCAATTGAACAACAAGCAGAGCGTGTCAAAGAATACATGAATTATCTTTTAATGGAGGAGATGGAAGAGTTTACAACTGACATGGATCAGATGTTATTTTATTTACCATTATCCGGTAGCACTTTTAAAAAAATATATTACGATGAATTATTAGGTAGACCTGTCTCTAAATTTTTACAAGCAGAAGAAATTGTAGTTCCATACTATGCATCAGATTTAAAAGATTGTGAAAGAATTACACATGCTTTTAAGATGACTAAGAATGAAGTCACTAAAAAAATGGCTGCAGGTTTTTATAGAGACATTGAGTTAACTGAGGGATCTACAGAGCAAGATAATTTACAGAAAAAAATTAGTGAGCTTGAAGGTGTAAAAAGCACAGGCGGTGATTATCTACACACAATTTTAGAGATGCATGTAGATTTAAATTTAGATGACTATGAAGAATTTGATGATAAAGCAAAAAAAGTGAAAATACCTTACATTGTAACAATCGATGAAGGCTCAGGTGAAATATTATCTATTTATAGAAACTATAAACCTGGAGATATAAGTTATGCTAGAGTAGAACATTTTGTTCATTATAAGTTTTTACCTGGTTTAGGATTTTATGGTTTTGGTTTAACACACATGATCGGTGGTTTATCCACTGCTGCCACACAAGCATTAAGACAATTGATAGATGCAGGAACTCTTAAAAATTTACCTGCTGGATTTAAGTCACGAGGTATTAGAGTTAGAGATGATGACCAACCGATACAACCTGGAGAGTTTAGAGATGTCGATGCACCAGGAGGTAATATACGTGATCAATTTTTTAATTTACCATTTACAGAGCCATCTACCACATTATTTAATCTTTTAGGATTTGTAGTTCAAGCAGGACAAAAATTTGCGGCAACCACAGACAATAATATTGGTAACGATGCACAAAATAGAGCTGTTGGCACGACAATTGCCATGATGGAACGTGGTTCACGTGTAATGAGTGGTGTACACAAGCGTTGTTACTATGCAATGAGACTAGAATTTAAAATTTTAGCAAGAATTTGTGGTGAATTTTTACCACCAGAGTATCCATATGATGTTTATGGTGGTCCAAGACAAATAAAATCATCAGATTTTGATGGCAGAGTGGATATTTTACCCGTTGCAGACCCAAATATTATGTCTATGGCTCAAAGAGTGACCCTTGCACAGACACAATTACAAATAGCGAGCTCAAATCCTGCTATTCATAACATTCATGAGGCTTACAGACGTGTCTATGAAGCGTTAGGCACAAAACAAATTGAAACTTTACTCAAACCTGCACCAAAACAACCAGAACCAATGGATCCTGCTAAGGAAAATGCACGTGCATTGCAGATGAAACTACTTACAGCCTTTGAATTTCAAGACCATGATGCGCACATATCAGCTCACATGGCATTTATGGCTACAAGAATGGTGCAAATTAATCCACAAGTCTATGCTTTACTTCAATCACACGTTTCTGACCACATATCTTTTAAAGCACGAGCAGAAGTTGCTGCAACCATGGCACAAAACCCGCAAATGGCACAGATGCAACAAGCAGATCCAGAGCAATTTGCCATTATGTATGACGCTGAGGTTGCAAAACGTACTGCTGAAATAACTTCAGAGCTAGCTCGAACTGAAATGCAGGCTAACGCTGCTAAACAAGATCCTCTTGTAAGAATAAAACAACAAGAAATAGATTTAAGAGCTATGGACATGCAAAGAAAAGTTGAAGAGACACAATTTAAACAAGCACAAGAAAATCAAAGAGCTGCAGAGAGATTAGAATTTGATTATGATAGATTAGCTACGCAAGATCAACAATCAGATGAAAGATTACGTGTAGCGAGGGAAAAAATAGATGCAAAAAAATAAAAATGGATTAAGCGGTGGTGTAAAATCAGGCCCACCTCCTAAATCAGGACCTCAACCACAAGGTCTTGTAAAAGGAGGATGCCCACATCGAGAAACAGGAGCTAAATCTGACATCAAAGGTATCAAAGACATACAAGTTACCGGAAAAAAGTTCATCGGTTTACGATAATCTCTCTGAGAAAGAAAAAACTATCTTTTTAGCAGGAGTTTTTGATGGTGAGGGTAGTTTTGGCATCTGGTCTAAATTAAAAACCAAAAAATATTTTGCTTGTAGTGTAGAAATGTCTGATAAGGACATGGTGCAAAGATTTTATGAGTTTTTCGGAGGTTGTTTGTACCTTTGTAAAAGAAGAAAACAACACCATAAGGATACTTGGAGATGGCGTATCAATGGTCAAGGGGCTTTAAATACAATTGATATGATGATAGATTACTTAAGCAAAAGACGTAAGGAGAAATTTAAAAATGTGGTTCAGTGCCTTAAAATTAGCCATTAGTGCTGGAAGTAAGATTTACGCTAACAAGCAGAGAACGAAAATGGCGATGTCAGATGCACAATTAATGCATGCAGAACGTATGGCCAAAGGAGAGGAAGCTTACCAGGGAAAATTGCTAGAGGCCCGACAATCAG